TGGCTGACGATTTAGAATTCCTAGCCCAGGCTCATTATCCTGTAAGTGACCAGTATTTATATTAGGAGAGTGAGATGACCAAATTAGAAAAGATTGAAATTGGGGCACCAATGGATGGGCATAAGCGTCAATTAACTGTCACCGAAATAGCGGCACGGACTAAGAAATTGAATCCAGAGATTATTAAAGAAGATGGCGGTAGTGATGGCGATGGACTTAGTGGGACAGTCTTTACGTCTACTGATGCCGGTATCTTTAATCCCACCTATGGAGAGAAGAAGAAAGATAAGAAAAAGACTGGCGTTGAAAGATTGAATGATTTTATAACTGATAATTCCCCACTAAAATTATCTAAATTTAGTGCCACAAGTGCGCCAGGACATTTGGGGCCATTAAGAATTGATTGGGATAAACGGAAATTGGATGAAGAGGATGTACAACAAATGCAAGAACATGAAGGTCACCCAGATAAAGATGTAGTTGCAGCCCAAAACGACCACACCCAACATGTTGAAGATATTAAAGATGGGGATAAAGAAAATGACCTGGAAAAAGCATATGGTTTTGGAGCGAGGGGAGGACAAGGTGACTCTCTCCATAGAGCGAATACTAAAGATATACTAAGCCGTAATCCAAGGGATGATGAAGGAGAAGAGGAAGAGGAGAACACTATTCCCGAAGAAGAAGAGGGGTTGAAAGGTTCGTTTACTTATGGTAAGATGATGTTTAAATCGGCTGGATGGGATAAAATATTTAAGAGTTTAATAGATGAACTCTAATTGTTGCCCCAAATGCACAGGATTTATGACCGTAAATTTTGACAACGATTTAGTTTGTTTAGTGTGTGGATTAGTATTAGTATTAAGAAGGAGTGTAAAAGATGATACCCGAAAGAGCAAAGGACGGAATAGTAAAAAGGAAGCTGGCAGGGGAGACATGGACAGCAATAGCACAGTGGGTGGGACAAGAATTTGGAGAAGCGGTACACCGAACAACCGTGCAACGTTGGTACGACAAGGAGGTGTCTCTAGAAAATCTAAATCCAGATGATATTATACTAGATGATATCGAAGATAGAATTAAGATAGACAAAAAGTTGGCTACTTCTCACGCAGAAGCCGCTTTTTATAAAAAGTTATATACTAAGAGTTTACGAGAATATGCTCAAACAGACCTCTTAACCGATATTATTAAAGGTTCTGTACCTAGTTTTAAGAAAGTTGAAGTCTTCCCTAAAGGAAACCCAAATGGAAAATTTAAAGGGGATACTCCACAGTCAGTAGTCGCTCCGCTATCTGATACTCATATCGGTGAGTTTGTAGACATTGACCAAATGAAGGGTTTGAATTCTTATAACTTTGAAATCTTTAATAATAGGTTATATGGGTGGGCTAACCAAGTAGTTTCCTTAGTGGAACTTAGACGCAACGCTGTCCCCATCCCTGAATTAGTTGTCCCAATGTTGGGGGATATGATTAGTGGCGATATACATGAAGAACTGTCCCATACGAATCTCGCAAACTGTATGATGCAAATGATTAGAGGGGCTAATCTAATTGCCCAAGCCTTAATGTATATAGCCCCCCATTTTGAAAATGTACGAGTCCCGTGTGTTGTAGGTAATCATGGACGAATGACTCGAAAACCCCCAATGAAAGATAAATTTATGGACTGGGATTTTCTTATGTATCAGTGGATTGCTGCTCTATGTCGGGAACAGACTAACATTGAGTTCCACATCCCAAAAAGTTTCTTGACGGTGTACCCTGTATGCAATCAAAATATCTTAATGATGCATGGGGATGCCGTATCTGGAGCAGGAAGTCTGGCCTCAGTAACAAAAGTTATTACTAATCTTCGTTCAGTCTTGCACTTTAAAAAAGGACTGGAAAGTGAAGTGGGCCATATCCCAGAAACTGTTGAGGCAGACTTTGATTCTGTCATGATAGGACACTTCCATAGGGTGGATGAACTAGATATTGGGACAGGGAAAGCCCATATCTGTGGCTGTATGAAGGGAGCAGATGAATTTGCAATGACTCGTCTACAGGCGGTAACGAAACCCCAACAAATAGTTACCTACTGGCATCCGAAATATGGTTACATAGGGAAAGAAATCATCTATTTAAACAATTATGATACACAAGAATCGAAATTCATAGATGAAATCCCCGAAATTTGGGTTAATAATGGGTATAATTAAAGAGTATTAATTATAATAAGGAGGTATTAAATGGCTGGTGTAACCCTACAACAAGTAATAGATATGGCTCACAACAGGCTCCCCCGTGACATGGGGAAGGCTGCCCTAGATAAGGCACGGCAGACATGCCCCGTTCAGTCAGGAGACTTGTATAGAAGTTTATATGTAGATATAAAGACTTCTGGTTTTGTATTAGGGGCCACAGTTCCTTATGCTTCCGATGTAGAAGAAGGGGTTGAACCAGTTGTGGTTACAGGGTCATATACAAGTAAAACGAAACGGCATAAACGGAAAACTAAGAACGGAACAACAACAATTAGAGGCCATACCAAGACTTATAAGAATCAAAAACCTGTAGAAATAAGCGGGTCTACTGAACGGTCTTCCCAAGTATGGCGTACCCGTGGTGCCACTTCAGGTAGAGAAGGTACATTTTTTATGCAGAAAGCGTTGGAAAGCTCCGTAGAAGAAGTCATGGAGAAATTTATGGCAAGTATAGGAGCTACCAAGAATAGGAGATAGAGGAGGTTAATCATGGTTAATTTAAGTCAAGTCACACCTGAGCAAGAATTTATTATAGCTCGTCATTCCAGGATGGTGGGTAAAGTATTAGATTTAATTGAAGCGTCTATACCTGAAGGAACTCAATGCGAGAAATTCAAGAAACTAGTTCAAGTTCCTATGTACGATTTTAGAAACGAGATTCTAAAATTAGTTTCTTTGGGATTAGATGACGAGTAATTATATATAAAGTAGCAAAACGTCCCATTTTTGTAGAAAAATTAGTATAATAAAACGTGTAACTATATAATAGTTGTGCGGTGTAGAAGGTCGGAAGTGGCTTAGACCAACCTTCTTAGGATATCATATATTATATATACTAGGAGGGTATGAAATTATGGCAGATGACACACTAAATCGGATAGAGAAACATATGGAAGGTAACACGTTGGCTCTTTCGGCTGTTGCCGAAGTCTTGCAGAAGATGGATGACCGCTTCATTCGTGATGAAGATGTGGCCTTCGCAAAGCAGGAGCAAGATCAGGCTGTAGATGAACGGACTGCTATGGTGAAAGCCATTGCTTCTGAAGTCTATGGTATGATGAAAGCTGACAATGGAATGGACGTAGATGGCACGAAGGTACGGTCTGGTACGAAGATGAAAGGTCGGGGGGAAGACTCTGAGTCTCCTGTTAACCCTACCACTAAACTTGCAGACCAGCAAGCTACTATTCAAGCTGCCGACGAGGAGGAGGAAGAAGACGTAGAGAAGGGAGAAGATAAGGACGAGGAGAAGAAGTTCAACTTCGATAAAGAACACGGTGGTGCTGAAGAGCATCCCAAGGACGAAGAAGAAGAACCCAATCAAAAGATGTATAAAGGCGATGACGAGGACGAAGATAAAGACCTAGAAGAGATGGCTAAAGAGCTTAATGCTTTGAAAAAGCAGATAGCAAACACTGAGTCTAATATGCAAAAGGCGGTGCAAGAAGAGTCGGAGCAACGGCTTCGGAAGATGGGATTTAGAGAGGAATTGGGTCTACAAGCCCCCCAACAGATTAGTCCACTGGGAGTGGATGGGACTACGCCAATCGTAAAGGGCAATGGAACCTCCGTTGATACGGTTGACCAGTTGGCTGGTATGTCTTACAAAGAACTGCGTAACCTCCAGACCCAGATTGAAATGGGAAATACTGATGGGGTGCCACGGGAACTACTTAGCAACTAAATATAAATTAAAGGAGTCACACTATGGCTAATCCTAGTCTATCAGAATATCTAGCACAGTCGCAGCGTGGTCTGTATCAGTCTGTATTCGGGCCTGAATACTTGCAGAAACAGTCCTATTTCACTGTTGACAGTTCTACTGGTATTTTTAATACAACTTATGGACGCAAGGTGTGGCAAGCTTTGAACAACCAGACCCGTTTTTTCAATGCTATCCCCAGGGTAGTTTGGGGTAATACGGCTGGTTGGCGTGTTCGTTCAGACCGTGGTTCTGGACGCTCTCGCCCCGTTACTGAAACGGGCAATCTCCCGACAGTGGATGTTTCCAATATTGAAACGATTTCGAGCTTGCCTCGTATTGTTTCCACAACCTTCGGTGCTTCCGTGAAGTCCGTCTTCACGGCACAGTTGGAGGGTGGTATCGGAGACGTTCTCGCCATGGAGAATGAGAACTCTCAGCTTGACCATATCAAAGAAATCAACGAGGAATTGCTGGCTGGCAGTGCGTATATTACGTCTGCTGGAGCAACAACTTCCTTCACAGTACCCGCTAGTATCGCCCATCACTTTAAGATTGGCGATGCTGTATCAATGAATGATGCTTCTGCGGCATTCGACAGAACTGGTGGTTCTGTTGTTTCTGCGGTTGACCTCTCCACTGGTGTTGTTACTGTCGCTACTGGCACCACTTTTGCAGATGGTGACCTCGCTACGATTTATAGTCGTGCAGGGTTCACCTCTCTCGATGACATTGTATCAGAAGATGCTATGCTTGTCGGTGGTGTCGCTGCCGGTGCCAACGTTAATGCGTATAACCTAACTAGTGGTCGTACCGCTGGTCAATGGAACGCTGCTGCTAGTGTGCAGTTGAACAGTGGTACTGGACGGGCTTTGTCTCTAACCCACTTGGACACCGCTATCCAACGGATACGGGAAAATGGTGGAGAGCCGAAGTTGATTCTCTTGGGTCACGATCAGTACTTTAACCTAGAGCGTTTGTTGAATTCCAACCAGCGTTACATGGGTCAGGAAGAGTATCAGGTTGGTGTAGGTTCAGAGCGAACCTTCCCAGGTACTCGTACTGGTTTGGTCTTGGCTACTTACCAGGGCATTCCCATCCTACCGGATGCGGATGTGCCTAAGTCTGTTGCATCTAACGATGCAGTCTTGGGTTCCAACATCTACGTGTTGGATACTGACTACATAGAAATTGCAGTTGCTCAACCTACTCAGTATGTTGAGAACCGTGACTACTTCGCAGCCAATGCTTTGGTTGTGAGGGGCTTGCTCTATACAATGGGCGAGATGCGGTGCAAGAATATGTGGGTTCAGGCTAAGATTGGAGACTTGAACGCTTCCTAAATTCTTTAGGGGGGAGGGGTATATTACCCCTCCCCTCTTTTTGGAGTGACTTTGAGAATTAATAGACCTAAGCACCCGACGTTAATCCGGTATGATGATAATGATGAACCTCTAGATCATTACGAACCAACTACTCTACCTAAATTTGGTACTAACAACCCTATTACTGTATTGAGGAAAGTGCAACATGACACAGAAGAACAACAGGAAGAAGTTGTTGAATGACGATGAGTTAGATGTTAAAGTTGCAGTCTATATGGAACGTCTGGATGCTTATATCGAGACTTCCACACAATTAAATAGGACACTAGTTGCTGGATTAGAAAGAGTCAACGATGAATTAGATGAACTTAAACAATGGCGTACTAAATTTTATGGTGCCAAAGCTTTAACTATGATGCTCTTTGCCATGTTTGCTCATGCAGGAGTAGTCTTAGCTGCGGTAGTTGGCATTTTAAGTTGGTATTCCAAATCCCCAAACTAACATTAGGAGTCTTGCATGGCTAATGAACGACACAATGATGCACGGGAATGGGAGATAGATTCATCTACTCGTCAATCTGTCCATCCGTACACAAAATATTCCCCTTTCAGGAGCGCAACTGCTACTACGGCAGCTAATTTATTGACTGTTGATAGAGGAGAAATTGCTGTAAACTGGGTGCTTAACCCTCGACTAGAAGTTGACGCTACTGGGTACACTGCCACTGGTTCAGCTATCGCTAGAGATACAGGACAACAAGCTACTGGTGCAGCTTCCCTCCTCACCAATCCAACCAACGCTGCTGCGGGTGAGGGTTTTTATTGGGAGTCTCCCAACATTGGGTTTAATGTCAATCCGCAACATCTCACTGTACAATGCGAAGTTCGTGGCGCATCGGCATCGGGCAGTGTTAAGATTCAAATTACTGATACGGATGGGGTTGAATTAGCCACCTCCGCTAACACTAACCTAACTACTAGCTTTGCACAGATTACTGCATCTTATACAGTATCGGGGAGTACCGCAGCAGCCGCCTATAGAATCTATGTAGTGAGTGCTGCTCAACATGACATTAACTGGTATACTGATAAGATAATGTTTGAAGTACGGGAAGATACTAATGCGGTGTCTACGTATGTAGACGGGGCGTTGGGTTTGAATTACGAATGGTCGGGAACGGCTGACACCTCTACGTCTAGGAAACGCCCTGGCATGGTTGTTATTAGGGGGATACAAATAAAAAATGAATCTGGAACAGCAGCAGAAATTGTTTATGTGGCATTTGATACAACTGCTTCAGCTACTACGGGAATACCTGTATTGGCGGGGGCAACATACGAATCCAATTTCCCCGTAGACTTTAGAGATAATGTCTCAATAGTATCTGCGTCTGGAACCCCTACGGTTAGCGGGGTCATTTGGGGAGTTCATAGCTAATGACAACTACTAATATTAAGACCGCAGTAGGAAATATACCCAGCCCGTCAAACTGGGCTGCTAATAATGAGATGTATCAGACCGTTGGTATTGATGCTGCTATACTCCCCATTGAAAAACAAGACAGTGGGCAAGTTACGTTAGAAGATATTGCTGGTGCGCTTGACGAATACAAACGTTTGTTTAAAGCGGGAATAGTATCTAAAGCAGAACTGGCTACCTTAGCTAGAGCCTATCCAGATGAATTGAGATACTCCAAAGCCCTTTCTAAACTGAGTGAGGGTGATGCTATGGTATTGGGTGGCCCCGCATCTGTAGAGTTAATTGATAGGGAAGGGCATTTAATTACTACACAAGCTCTAGAGAAAGCTTTCACGAAGTACATGAATAATTTTCGCACCAGGAATACAATGGTACTTCATTCTGATGTCCAAGTTGGGTGGGCCTTACCCGCATATATTTCTAAAGGTGGGCAGATATTTAAGTCTGGTGTGGGAGATAAGGGGCTATTCTTTATTACGGAATTGCGGGATGATACCAAAATTGCCCAACGGGTTATG